TAAAAGTCTTTAGAACCTCGTAGATTGCGGGGATTAAGTCGCCCTTTAAATCTTCCATATTGATGTAATGTGCGTTTTCTTTGACTGTAGCCATGTTGCCATGCCTTGCCGATTCGTCATAATGAATAGCAACTTGGACTTGGATTTGGTCTTTAGTGCCAAAAAAGTTAGTGATTCTAGCGTAGGCTTCGGGGGCTGGTACGCCAAATTGGGTTTGAACAGCGAGCTTGAGTGCCATGTAAATCTCCTTAGTATGTCATTTCGGTTGTGCGGATTTGGCAAACTGTACGAATAGTCGTTGCCGCTTGCCCTGTAAAGGTAACTCGTAATCCACCATTAGTCGTATCGGCTGTTACTGCAATAGCCCATGTTGCCGCACCTACATCAGCGTAAGAGGACATTACTGTAACTCCAACAAGGGTAGTAGCTGCAGCGTTAGCACCTCGTTTAATTACACCCTCGATAGTCCAGCCTTTAGTGTTGCCACCGCCAGTAACTCCTGATACCACTTCACCAGTAAAGAAGTAAGCAGAGTTGTTAGGTAGTATTACTTGGTTTGTTCCGCTTGCCGCACCCCCATCTGATGTAAGTGCTGTAGCTGTGGCATCAGTCGTTTGTTTAGCAAGAATAAGTAAAGCGGCTTGTGAAACACCGCCAGCATTTGCTATTGGATTAACACAAGCAGAAAATGTTTGATTTCCAGCAATTCCTCTAGTGGTTCCATTAACACCACCAAGTACACAAGAATAAATGCCCGTTGCTGTGTTAGAAAAGCCACCACCTACAAAAGCATTTGTATTATTAGAAGTGTTTAAATTTCCACTAAAAACGCCTGATGCAGAACCGCTGGCAGTATTATTATTACCGCCATTAACTGTTGAATTTAAACCACTTGCTGTGTTTCTATAACCACCACCAACAAAACTCCAATCACCACTAGCCACATTCCTATTAGCCGCAGTACCAGCATCACCACCACCACCGATAAATGAATAACTACCTGTAGCTTGGTTATTACCACCGCCTACTACTACTCCATGAGGAGTAAAGAAAGATAGAGTGCTTGTAGATGAACCTGATGCGTTTTTGCTTAAAGTTAAAGATGTTCCGCTAATGGCGGCTACATAAGTGTCACCAGCAATAGAAGTGCCAGTAATGTATTGACCTACCTTAATATTAGCGTTAGAGCCTGACAATGTAACTGCTGTTGTAGCGTTCATTGTTCCTGATTGCGTAGTTACTGCGGCATTTGCTGTGCCTGTATTGGTAAATCCACCACCAATAAAGTTGAAATAACCTGCGGCAGTATTAAGATTTCCACCGCCAATATAACCATAAAGATTTGATACAGCGTTGTTGCCACCACCGCCAATAGCCGAATAAATACCGCTACTTGTATTTGCATTTCCACCAACAACAGAACTACCAAATCCGCTTGCAGTATTACTGTTACCACCAGCAACAGTTGTATAAGTGGTGGATGCCGTATTATTATTACCACCACCAATAACTGATTGTTGTCCCGATGCTACATTTGATGCCGCACTTCTACTTGTCTGCCAATCAACAGCATTAGCACCCCTAGCATTACCACCTGCTGTAGTAGATGTAGTAGCTTGTGCTTGTAGTGCGCCTGTTCCTGCTGGAGAAACATAAAGAGAACCATCGGACTGTAGTCCAATAGTAGATACTCCACTAAAGGATAGGGTAGGAGTTCCGTAGATTGCTGTAGTGGTTGTAGGGATGTAGGTGTTGGCGGTTGAGCCTATTTCAATTTGCGAACCATACAGATAAATTGAAGTTGCTAAAGTGTTTGTTTCTGCACTTGAAGCAGTATTAGAAGTAATAATAAATATACCAAGAGCCGCAGAAGCAGAAGCACTTGCTACATAAGTCATTGAAGCCCTATACCAACCGCCACCAACAGAAACAATAGCTGATGATGTAGCTGTAGTTGTTCCAGCAACACCTGTACTTATATTAAAATTTGCATAAGGAGAGCCAATTCCTGATGTCATTCTTAATTGAACAAAGTTATTAGTACCAGCTTTAAAATATACAGATGTTGTATAAGTTATCCCTGAAGTAAATGTTAATGCGGTGCTTTGTAAATTATGAGTGCTTGATGTTCCATTAGCAGTAAATAAAGATGCTGTAGAACCGCCAAAAGGGTCTAATTCAGAACCCGTTGTTGTAGATGCAACAACAGCCCATCCTAATGCAACAGTAAATCCGTTTGATTGAATAATTAAATTCTGCCCAGTACCCCTTAACACTCCTGTCTGTCCTGTAATCGTAGTAGCGTTTACAGTAGATGGGGTAGTAGCACCGATAGTAGTGCCATTGATTGTGCCGCCTGTGATGGCTGCAGCAGTCTTTTCTACTTTGTCTGTATTAAGATTAGTAAAGTTAGCATCTACCTCTACATGGGTAAGCGGAGAGCCTTTACCGGCTCTGGTAACAATAGTAGACATATTAAGCTAAGGTAACTGATAGATTACCGATTGCGATCTTAAATACATCTCCTGTTTCTATTGTTTTAGAACTGTCTAGTGCAGTATGGTAGTACAGATTACCGCTTGTGCTTGCATCCAATATTCCAATATGGCTTACTGTTCCCCAAGTCGATGTGCATTGTGGAAACTCTACCGCAGCAGAGTTTGTAGATACACCATTGCTCGACGCACCAAAAGTTACTGATTGGCGAGCATACGATCCACCACTTACCTCTGTGCCTGTACCAGCATCTGTTGGGTCTGCTGTATAAAGACCAACATAGACTGTTGCAGGAGAGGTAAAAGTTGTTGCTCGTAGAGTTGCATTGATTAGTGCGTTCTCTAGGTAGTTTGACATTTCAGCCATAGTATTTCCTTATCGTGAGGTTACGCGCATTTGTAATGGAACACCCGAATACTCGCTATTTTGGTCTGCATCGGATATGTTTTTAATTGCTCTGTCGTACAGGGTTGCCCATGTCTGACTTCTTGCATCATTAATTAAGTATGGCTCTGCTTCTAAAAGCGAGGCATAGAGGAGAGCATCTGGATAATTAGCAAGAAATACATTGCTTGCATTACCAGTAGACAATACAGTAGGTTTAGCATAGTAGAGAATCTCCAATGTATACGCTGTGTCTGGCTTTGGTGCTAATTCAAACTCGCTTGCCAGGATTGTGTAATAAATTGGTTTGCCACTCTCGTCTGCTGGAGCATCTCTAGTAAACAGACTAGGAGACATATAGGTAATAGGGTATCTTGGGTTGCCTTGGATATGCAAATCCCGAATCTCTAAAAAGTCTGTCGGTAACGCTACTTTGCCATCACCACTTACTGTTAATGCTGTAGCTGACTCTAACATCTGTCGAGTGCGTAGGTCTCTAGCCATGCGTAACTCTGCAAAGCTAATAAAGTCGGGGATAACCGATGTTAAGTCTGATCGACCTAAGTAGTTAGCCACCGATGCTTTAAGATCGGTAAAGTTTGTATAAGCCATGATTTCCTAATCTTTTGGTAGTTCGATGTTATGCCATCCATAGACATACTGCCCAATATGCTTTATCTGTTTGGATAGATCGTGATCTACCCATGTATCAACTCCTGCATCCTTTGCTTTAATGCAAAAGTAAATGTCCTCGCCCAGTATCTTGTTGTTTAAAAGTTGTTCAAAGTAGAAGTAGGGTTTTTCCATCTTCTTAATGACACTCTGTTTAATCAACATAATTCCACAGCCAATCCCATCTACTCTCTCAACGCCTGACTTAGCGTTGGAGTAAACAGCTACCCAATCTACAGAGCCATCCTCGTTAATATGGATGTTCCTAGCTGTAGGGTTAACGGGTTCTGCCCTTGTAGTTGCGTTGACCCCGATAATATCTTTATCGTGAGCCATTAATATTTTTAAGGTATCTTGTGGAAACCTCATATCTGCATCTACAAAGAGCAGATAGTCTGCCTTGTTTTCTAGTGCTGTTTCTACCAACTTATTCCTCTGGTCAAATATTAGCGTTCCAGAGCTAGTAAACAGGTCTATATCGTGTTTTGTGGTCTTAATGGTATACGCACACATTGCTACTAAATCAAACGCTGTAGCGACTTCCATTTGCCCTCTAGCAGGGATTAATATAGCAATCTTCATACTTGACCCCCTCTAGTTCTAAATACCTTATTATCAGGGTTATTTAGCCACTTCTTGAGGGCTTTTTGGTCAGTAATATGAAAGCCTCGCATAATTCCCATTACATTTAGAGTCTCAATAATCTCCAAAGGTAATGATGCTATTTTATTCTTTGCATCGTATGGGGTATCTCCCCATCCTGTCTTTTCACTACGCTGAT